TAGAGGAATCAGCACGGGTGTTGGATCCTACTTTATTAGAACAATCTTTTGTAGACCGTATGCCACAACCTACAGGGTGGCGTATATTAATCCTACCTTACAAAGGTAAGGCGGTAACAGAAGGCGGAATCCACTTAGTTCAATCAACCGTAGATAGAGAATCTCTTGCTACTGTTGTAGGTTATGTGGTAAAAATGGGTCCTGATTGTTATGCAGATGCAAATAAATTTGCAGAACCATGGTGTCAGGAAAAACAATGGGTATTAATTGGCAGATATGCTGGTGCTCGCTTCAAGTTAGGTGATGAGTCTGAATGTAGAATCATTAATGATGATGAAGTGATAGCTACCATACTTGATCCAGATGATATTCTTGCAGTATAAGGAGAAAAAATGTCTGAAGAAGCATTAAAACAAGAAGAAAATATAGAAGAAGAAGGTCAAATAGTAGATCTAGACGAATCTGTTGATAAAACAGAAGAAACTACAGCTGAGGCACCAGTTGCAGAAGTTGTAGAAGAAAAAGTAGAGGTTGAAGAAAAAACTGAAGATAAAGAAGATGAGCTTGTAGATTACTCTGATAAGGTACAAAAAAGAATAAATAACCTTACAAGAAAGTTGCGGGAGGCCGAAAGAGGTCAGGATTCTGCATATCAATATGCTAAAAATTTATCTGAGGAAAACCAAAGGTTAAAAACAACTGCACACACTTTACAACAAAATACCTTTGATGAGTCTGCAACAAGGCTAGAATCACAAAAAGCACAAGCTATTGCATCTTTACAAAAAGCTCATGAAGTAGCTGATTATGAAAAAGTTGCACAAGCTCAAGACGTATTAGCTAAGATAGCTGTACAAGAACAAAGAGTTTCTGATGGTAAACAACGTATGGAGCAAATGCAAAATACGATACAAACGCCATCAATAGAACCCACTCAACAACAAACTGGATACAATTCAAAAATGCAAGATTGGATTGATGACGGTAATGACTGGTTTTTGAATAATGCATTAATGCATCAATCAGGGACACAAATACATGAAGACTTGGTGACAGAGGGTTTTGTAGTTGAAAGTGATGCGTATTTTAAAGAAGTAGATGCAAGAATTAGGAGTAAACATCCTGAATATTTTACAAATACTGAGGTAAAATCAAAACCGTCACAAAAGGTGGCTTCAGCAGGAAGAGTTAGCGGTAAAACTGGTAACAGGCAAGTTAAACTTTCTCCAAGTGAAGTTCAAATGGCAAAAAAATTAAACGTACCTTTGAAAGAGTACGCAAAATATGTTAAAAGGTAATAGT